GGGGCTTTGTGCGTCTACTTATCTTCCATCATGTGGACGGCGGCGTCCCAGCCGTCTGCGAAGGACTCGGTCATCATCTTGTGGTGCCAGTCCGCCATCTTCTGTTCATACCAGACCCAGCATCGCACGATGGTGACGCTGGCTCCCATGACCATCGCCGTGATGCAAAGACCGACAATGATAGTACTCATGCTACTTCGCTCCCGTGATGCGGAGCGTCGCTTTGCGCGTCGTCTCCTTCCGTGCGTCGGCGATGGCTTTGGCGGTGTGGATGTCGCCATCTTGGAGCGCCTTGGCGATGACGGCGTCAATCGCTTTGGTGTCGTAGCTGTGCGACGTTGACTGCGGCGTAATCAGCGCAGTCCCGACGTGGTCAACCTTGAGTGATCCCCCAAGCGCCTCCACGAGGACTTGCAGGTTGCGCCGCAGCTCGTCGATGTTGGCTTCGTGGGCTTCGATTTCCGACTTCATTTCGAAGTAGTCACGAAGCAAGAGCGCAGCGGCTTCACGGTCAAAATCAGTCATTGCGTTTCCCCTTTGGCATAATTGCGGTCGCCCAGCTGGCGACGATGTGCGACACGGCAGTGCGGTGGGTGGCAATGAGTTCCTCGAGCGACTCGGGGTTCTCATCGGTCACGGCGTAGAACTCCGCATGGGTTGAGCCGTGGACGATGGAGGCGCGGACCGCCCAACGGTTCCCGCTGAGCTTGGTGTAGACGAACTCAATCGTGACGCCGTCGCCAAGGATAAAGAGGTCAGTGAAGTAGGCGTGGTGGCTTGGCATTACTTTGTCCCTTCGCGGTGACTGTCGAGGTACTTGGCGACGGCGAGTTCCAAGCGGTCAATCTGTGCCATCAGGCGCTTGACCTCCGTGTCCTTGCCCTTGGCTTTGGCTTGCTCCATCATGTACGCCGCCATGGCGATGGATTTTGCTGCGGTCTCGAGCGGGGTTTCGAATTGGGTGATGTCGGGGTGATCGGTGTGCATGGTTCTGTCGCTTTCTCTGTATGTCATCGGCGCCTCACAGTGAAGCGCCGTTCTGACCGTGTGGTGGGTTTAGCGGGTGGCGAGTTCGGCTTGGGCTCCGGCGCAGAGTACTTGGTAGGCTCGCACCTTGGCGTCGGCGTGCTCGGTGATGATTTCGGTGAGCTTGGCGACGGTGTAGGTCTTGACCAAGCCGGCGACGTAGGTTTCGATGGTTGGCTCGGCGGTGGCTTCGGCGGTGTCTTCGATGATTGGGGTGACTTGGACGAACACCCGTTGCCATTCGCGGCAGTCGGTTGAGCCAACACCGTAGACGTTTTCGCCACGCTTTGGAGCCTTCTTGGCGTTGACTTTGGTGCTGTACGGGGTTTGCTCAAGAATCATCTTGGCGGCGTTGACTGCGTCCTTGGCTTCGACGATGACGGTCTTGGCGAAGAAGGGATTGACGATTCCGAATTGGCTTACTTGGAACTTCATTGCTGTGTCGCTTTCTGTGCTACTGCTTCCTAACTGATAACAGTATACCACGGTACTATTTTACTTGTCAAGTAGTTTTTTGACCAATTTGCCACCAATTTGACACGAGTTTTTTGTGCTATAATGAAGTCAAGCCAACGCTCGGTTCTTGCTTATCGCTTTGTCAAGAAACTGGGTCATTGCTAAATAACTGCACCAAGCCCCGCTACGTTTTTTACGTCGTAGCGGGGCTTGGTGCGTTGGTGTGAAGGAGAGTAACGTAGATGAGCGCGACACCCAAAACGTCTTACTCAGTATATCACGAAGCGGGCGGTATGGGCCAATTCACCGCACCGTCCCAGCCTTGTGCTTGCACCGCTTCCGGTGTGTCTCGCAAGGCTTTGCGGTATGTGCGCCATTGCAGAACTTGGCTTTGACTGAGTGGCACGTCGGGAAGCTGTGTCCAGTCACACGCCATCAGACGCCGATCCCGCTCCGTCCGTAGCGCCGTCATGGCTTCGTCGTAGGTGTAGGGCGCGTCGATTACCTCGTCGCCCTCGGGTGGCTGTGGGTACTCGACGCCGTAGTCATCGTAGTAGGCGATGCGAATCGCTTCGGGGTCGTAGATGCGATTAATGGTTGGCATTAGATTACTCCTGTTAATTGCACAATGTGAAAAATTGGCGACTCGGCGGCGACGCCCTCGGCATTGACGGCGATGGTCTGATTGGTGCTTGGCACTACTTGCATACGCAGGACATCGCCGGTCGTAAAGTGGCGCACGCTGACAAAGCTTTGTACATTGGATGACCCGCCCGACGACGCCATAAACGCAACCGAGACACCGTTGACGATAATACGCATAAACGCCGTATGGGCGCTACCGCCTGCGTAGTACAGACTAAACGCATAATAGCCCGACGTGGGGATGGTGATGTCGGTTGTCGACCACGTGAAGCCTTGGTTTCGCGTTTCGGTCTGCCATGTAATCGTCGTGCCTGCCGTCGTGATTGACAGCGTTGCCGACCGAGTGAGCGTCAACGCCGCACCGGGTCGCTCTTGGCGGGCGAGGTCGGCGACGCTTGCCCGCAGGTCTGCACTAGTTTGATATAAGTCCGACATTAACACTCTCCGCTCCGGCTGCGCTCATGCTAAGCGACACGCTGTTTACCTTCTGCGTAATGTTGCCCGCTGCGTAGGCGTAGACCGTCACTAAGTCTCCCAAGAAGTAATCCCTGCCGTAGCGCAGTGCGGCGTTTTGTAAGACCTCGGTTTGCAGGGTGGTGCGTCGTTCCGTTGCGCTTTGCAGGGTGACGTCGCCCAGCTGTTGATACTCTGCGGTTTTCTTTTGGTTTCGTGCGTCGACCCATGTCTCACGCAGGTCGAGCCCAGTGGGTAACGACGCTGGGCGCGTCACGATTGCCCGTGCCGATCCTTCGCCTTGCCCCGCTACCACGACGGCAGATATGTCCGTGATGCGGTTGGTACGCAGTACTAACTTGGCAATGGTGCCGGTCTCTACGGACAGGATGACGCTGGCACTGCGGTCGGTACCGAGTTGCCCGGTGTACCACGTAAACGTCCACGTCGCCGGCGCAGTGTAGACCAAGGCAAAGTCACCGCCGGCGGTGAGCTGGACTTCTTGGAGGACGCTGAGTAGATTCTTACCACTGCATGACAGCGACGTCGCATTGCCCAGTCCGCCCGACGTCGCCACCGCTGCGCCGGTGAGTACTCCGCTGAGCATGCGCCCATTGGCCGTCGTTGCCGATGCGCCGAGATTATAGTTGTACAACGTCTTCATCACCGTCTCGGCGACGACTGCGGTGAATTGACTGCGGTTGGCAATGCCCGACTTATACGCCACGATGCGGTCGCTAAGGATTGCATTGGTGCCCACGGCCTGCGCCGTGATAACCGTCGTTTGTCCGTAGCTCGTGACGATGCCCCGGATAGTCCCGGCGAATTCCCGTGTCGAGGCAATGCCGTTTTCGATGTCTTGGCGATACACTTCGACGATGGCACCGTAGACAATGTACGGCGCCGTGGTCGACACCGCATTGACGTCGAACTGGGCAATGTCGACGCTGTTGACGGTGCGATTGACGGCGACGGCGAGGAAGTCGGTGCATATCGCCTCTAAGATACCACCCGCCGTGTAGACAAAGATTGAGTACTCTGGTGCCATTGCTTAAAGCCTGACGATGGCGATTTGCGAATCGGTGATACTTCGACTAGCGACGCTCGACCAGCCTTGCAGATAGTAGGTGTTGCTTGACCCAGTGGTTACGGTGATCGGGATGATGACACTACTGCGATACGACAACGCACCGCTTAGGGCTGCGGTGTGTATCGGGAAGCTTACGCCAAGGTTTTGAATAAGCGCCGACCGCGTGCCGGTCAAGTTGCTGTCGTAGGCGATTTGGAAGTTGAACTCATAGAGCCCTGATTGATAAATCGTAATAGCGCCGGTTGACGTCGATACCGTGATAGTGCCGTCGCTTGACGACGTACCCGTGGCGTAGGATGGGATGCCGTAGTACGTCGATGCGCTGGGCATTGACACCGTGCCACCGGCGGCGTAGGCGTATTGTGTACTCGGTTGCTGTCGTGATGTGGCATAGGGATAGTACGGCGTGATAGCGGTGATTGTCCCTGCCGACGTCGTGACGGTGCCAAGGGTCACGAGGTTGGTCGCCGTGACCGACGTCGTGATGGTCGAGAGTTGCCCAGCCGTCACCAAGGCG